GCTAATGATAACATAGGATGAACGCTCCGTTCCGCGACTTACTTGCGTCCTATGTTAACACTTGGTTACATTCACCTGGTACTTTTGATCTAAGGTATCCAATTAGGTTCCTCTTGGCACGAAAGTCAAGGTTTGGATCCTGTTGGATTTCAATAGATTGTTTTAACCACTCTTCACATGACATGTGCCACCCATAGGGTGAACTATCATCATGATGGGCAAGGGTGAATGCCAGCAATAGTGCTAACATGTGGATGAACGTGTGGTCATTATAGACCTTACATTCTATATAGTCAAGCATAACTGTAACTTTTGTTACAGTTTATTTTCCTTTTCCCTTTTTACCTTGTGATGCGACAAATCCCCAAGACTTTGGGTTGACTGTTCCATTTGTCCATTTCATTCCCCTAAAATCACGATATTTGTCCCAATATTGATCAAAAATATCTACTTGAAGACCTTGAACAACATCATGCTTTTGTTCACCATTATCTCCATAGGTTACAAGATAAGAATCTCGTGGGAGACTCCTATCTTCGGCAAGAGAAGGGTCACAGTTTGTATGAATAATATTAATACCCTTTCCCATATCAAGAACGATTCCCCCACTTAATATCAGGATATGCTTCCGAAACTATTTCTTTTGTAAGTTTATATTTTTCCGTAAGCCTTTTATCTTTTGTAAGAACAATGATTTCTGCTTCCAGTGGGTGGAGTCCTTGAAGAATATTGATAAACATCGTCTCTCTGCGAAGAGAACTTAGTCCATCGTTACCACCTTTCACAAAATTATAAAACTTTTGATATTCTTTACGGATAGATGATCTACCCTGGTCTTGAGATCCAAGAGAACTAGAACCAAGTTCTTCCATCTTGTTTACAGCATCAGCAATTTTTTCAGTTAAAGTTCCTTTAAACGAATCCATCTCATCAACTGCTGCATAAGGAACATCCCCAGGAGGAAGAACTGAGATTACAGTTTCATCAAAGTTCCAGATGAAAATTGCTTTCAATGCAGGATGTTCAAATTTTTTGAGTGCTTCGACCTTTTTTGCAGCACTCCGTTGTTTGTTTACAATACCAAGAACTTCAAACAAAAAAGGATTAGCAGGAAGATCTGGAATTGCTTGAGAAATTACTTTTGGTTTTGGTGAAGAAGTTTTTGCAGTAGTTTTACTGGTCGTCTTCTTCGTCGTCGTTGATTTCGTAGTCATGATAGTTTTCAAAGTTAAATGCGATCACCTCATCAGGAATTAGGTTCCCGTTACCATCAAACATTTCGGGGTGAGGTCTTGGAATCTCCCGATAGTTCATCATGTATTCTCTTGCTACCCAACCAGTTACAAGTCCCACTATTAGAAACAATACGGTTAGAATAGAACCGAAAACTAAACTAATTGCGAGCATTTCTTTTACCTCGGGAAACTACTTTTCTTTTCCTTGAAACTAAGGAAAATTCGAAATAAATGGTTACTTCCCGACTTAGAAAGCAAACCATCTTTTCAAAGATGATATGAAACGGTTGAGTCTGCTTTCTTTTCCTCCCACTAAGAATAAATTCAAATCCACGATTTCTGTGGTCATCATTCTTATTTATGTCGGTCATCAGATAATCTGATTCTCTTTTAAAAATTTTACAGTATCTGTACATCCACCAAGATTAACATTATCATTTAATACTACTTGTGGGAAAGTAGACTGGTCTCCAAACTTGGAGTAAAATTCTTCTTTTGTAAAATCTTGATCTAGAACTTGTACGATGTGCTGTAACTTTGTCAATTCTAACACCTTTTTTACTTTGTCGCAATAAGGACAACCACTTTTCGAATATACTGTGAATTTCATTTTACTCTTCTCCATTAGTATCATCGGACATAGATTCTCTAAGAATTTCTACGGGACTCTTTGATGCTTTCAAAATCTGATCTGCACCAGTAACTTCCTTTACCATCTTTCTATTGGGTGCATTATAATCGATATACCCAACAGAGATATGTTGAATTTCTTTGCTCAGATCGTGATCAATAAAGCAATCAAAATATGGTTCTAATTTCTTAGAGAAATATATATCTTCTCCTGCATGTTGTTCTTTTTCTGGAACGTAGTAATATTCAAACCATGGTCTCTCAATTGTATCAAATAGTTTCATAGATGTAACACATAGTCCAAATCCTATGGCATCAACTTTCTGCAAACCAGTACTAGAATCTGTCGTATAAACTGGTGTGTATCCAAGAATATCTTTTAGAGGTTTACCTTCTTCATTTTGATTCCTAAGAATTCTATACATTGCCGTATGGAAATGTGGTGGTTTACGATTCGAATAATTAACGCCAACATAATCCAAATTATGATTCAATAGTCTTTCAAAAGAATCGGGAGGGAACATCATATCAGCATCAATCCAAATGATATGAGTTGCACCTATTTTTCGCGCCAAAGTTACTACATCATTTCGACCATCATGCAAATAAGTTGCATGTATAATTTCATAGGTCATTGGACATGGATTTTTACACGATGCAAAATACAACATCGCTTTTCCAACACAATTTGCATATTGACTATACACTTGTTCTGCACAAATTGATGCGACTAGAACTTTTTTACCTCTATTTCTACTCATAAAAATTCTTCTACTCAGGTCATATTATACAAAAAAAGAGGGGTAATTGCAACCCCCCTCTTGATTTATATTTAGTTTTGAATTATGCCTGAGACTCAGACCAAGTGATTCTACCAGAAACTGATAGTGGAGAAGCAAGAGTAATCTGCGATGGGTTCAATGGTGAAACCGCCAGAGTTAGTACGTCTGGACCATCTGGGAAGATTCCATCTCCACCAAGGATTGAATTGCCCAATGATAGCAGCGAACTAATGTCCTCAGAGAACGTGTTAGCGTTTCTCTTACCACCACTAGTAATTTCAGTACCACCAGATGCACGGAAGGAGAAGATGTTGATTCCACTATCAATTGTATCATTGTTTGTATGGTTAACAATCTGACTCAAACTTGGAACACCCTGGGTTTCCCAAGCAAAGTTATCAATCTGTCCGTTAAGGATCAATCTAATATCAACGTCGTGAGTTGTAAGAAGACCAACACCTCTGAGGTCAAGTTGCATTCTATTGAGAATTTCCTTAACACCAAGAGCGCCAGGAATACCACTATCAACCGAAGGTGCTAGACGAATTGAGATCAGAGGAATAAGAGCAGGAACAGGAACAACTTCACCAGCTTCAAATGTATCTACGGAACTAGTTCCAGTAGGAATAAATCCAGTTTCACCAAGAGATGGGAAGTTTGGATAGTTTAGTGAAGAAGGTTCATTTGCAAAGAAGAAGTCAATTAGTGCCGAACTAGTTGCAGAATCTTGTGTAACCCTGTAAATAAACGCTTGTGGATCAATATCACCACCATAGGTCTCAATTGCAGTGGATGTAATTGGAGTACCAAAGGAAAGTGAAGAATAGTCAGAATAGGTATTGTTTTGAGTTCTAATTCTATGGAGAATTCTGTTACCGTAGCCAGTAATAGAAGTTGTAGTTACATTAAATGTAAATGCATATCTGATTTGATGTTGAGTACCAGTACCAGTACCAGTGATGTTAACACGACCAGTTGATCCACCAGCAATTGATGTTGCTTCGGAAGTGTAGAGGAAAATGGTTCTATTAGTTCTAACTCTTACATAATAGAATTGGTCATTTGTTAATCCACCAACCACAGTTCCACCATTAGAGTTGTACTGAACTAACTGTCCAGTTGCAAAGTTGTGGTTTGATGAGAATGTAATGTAATCACCAGAGATGTTAATGCCGTTAGAGCTACTTGTAGAAGATCCGTTAAAGTTTCTGGTACTGTATGTACCAATATCAGTTGCAACTGAACCATTATTATTCACATACACATACACTCCACTATAAGCACCAGCGGTTGTTGCAATCGAAACTTGTGATCCAGCAAACGTTAGTAGTGATGAAGATGCAGTGAACAAGTATGCGGCGTCATCTTCTAGTCCACCATCCATCTGAACGGTAGTACCCCAGTGTGCTAGTGTAGGTGCAAATAGTGGTTTTCCAACGTTTTCAATTTCATAACGAGCGGGCATGTTACCAGATCTGAAATATGCTTCATTTCTCTGGTTGTTATGAATGAATTCGTGGCAGTAGAATACTTCACCATTTGCATCCTTGAATCCAAATCTACCCTTACCTGCACCATACCATGAGTAGTCGATGTATGCCATCTGAATACGAGTTGTGTCTAACACATATCCATTTGGACCTGTTCCATCACAAACATCAATACTGAAGTTTTGCTGTGCTACTTTATCATCTACAACTTTCGATGCAATTGCATTATTAACAGTTGTTCCTCTATAAGCAGGTTGAATATATGCAGTTGTATTACTGTCAATTTGAACTACTTTATAGGTTTGTCCCCTAATTACAATTCTATCATCATTAGTTAATTGTGTTAAGAATCTAGTTCCAACTCCATGTATTTCGTTTAACTTATTAGTTGCAGAAATTTCACCTGCAAGTTGCTGAATAGAATTTCTTCTTACAGCATACAATGTAGTACCATCAAATTCCCAGAATAGTCCATTCTGGTTATCAAATGCACCAGCTTTCATTCTGGCACCACCCCAGTTCGTAACAACAAACTCTGGGAATCCTCCTGCAAATCCTTGAGCAGGAGTGTTATTCATTGTATATGTGAATGTGGTTTCAGATGGAACTGTTTGAACAGAAAATGTACCATTATACTCATTATCACCACTAGATACTTCCGCATTTCTCACAGTAATAGAAGAACCAACACTTACTTGGTGTCTATATCTTGTGGTAACCAGAGCAGTAGTTCCAGTTGAAACGATTGACATTGCATCAATCGGTGGGTTAAAGTTGATTGCAAACTGGACATTCAGACCTTTACCAGACTGATATCTGAAATATCTTCTCGTTTGTCTGATGATTTGTGCATCAGCAATGTTCTTCGCGTTAATTTCAACACCACCATCAAATGGTCTATGAAGTGCAAATCCCTCAGACTTGACATAGAATCCAGTTTTAATCAGATAATCAGCACCTGTAATGGTTGTTGATGCAGTCCCCGTTAGGAACATCTGCTGATCACCACCAACAGAAGCAACCTCAGCAGTAAATACAGATCCAATACCATTATTTGTATTTGGTAAATCAACTACAAATGGGTCACCACTCTTAAATGATGCCAAGAACTTGGTGTCAACACCAGTAACTTTTGCGGATCCAGTAGTCAAACTGACAGATCCGACTCCAACACTTTCACCAACAATACTATTGGAGGTGAAAGTGTGTGTTTGTCCAACACCAACGAAATGTTCAATAGATTCTGTAAGATCAATGTAGGTGTTGTTGGTAGCATTTTCTGATGATGATGCAAGTCTGATCTTATCTTTACCAACTCTAATAACATAATATCTCTCATTACTCGTGAGTCCACCAATATCCGTAGAGTCAGGATACGTAGAGGTATAAGTAACCGCAGTACCCGTAATAAATCTATGGACAGGGATAGAAATAGTATCGTCTGTTGCACTGACAATACCAACAACTTCGGGATCAAAGGATCTTACAGTTGCTGAAACTGATGAAATATTAGAAACTGTAAATTTGGTATTATCAACTACTTCTAATAGTGCATAAGATCCGTCAAGAGTACCAACAGAATCTAGAAGTAATGTATGTGTTCCAATACCAGCAGAAGTAAGATCAATCGTACTTCCACCAGAAACTGCTTGCAAAGTAATTCTATTATTCGTATCAGATCTAGCAGCACCAATATAGTAAGACTGATCCTCAGTTAATCCACCAATTGTAGTTCCCGTGCCAACACCAGAATAAACAACTAGTTGTCCAACTGACAATCCATGTCCAGGAATGATAATTGTATTTTGCGTTAGTCTTTCGTAACGAGTAAAGATTGTGTGTGCAGTTCCAGTTTCTGTTGGATATCCATGAATTGCTATTCTTGAACCCGAAGGAGTTGATTTAAGACCGAATGAGTTATCACTAACTTTTTCTAAGTAGTAAATTGCATTATCCGTCAAACCTGGAATTGCAACTGTGCCAGAACCAACACTATAACGATAAGTTAGAGCTGTTCCAGTGTGAATTGGATCATTTTCTCTAAACTTATAATCTTTAACAGCATCTTGAATATTGATAGTGTTGCGATTGGGGTTTAATGTAACAGGAATGAGAGTTGGAGCTCCATTGTTTGTTGCGTTGTAGTTACCACTAAATGGTAATCTGGTCGTGGTTCCCGCTGAAGTTTTAAGTTGAATTCTAGATGTGTTAGCAACGTATATCAGGTAATAATCATGGAAAGGAGAAGTTCCTAAGTTAGTTGTTTGTGCATAAGTAACTGCTTTGTTGGTATACAGAGCTACGTTACCTGTCGAAGTTCCGAAGTATGTTGGTGTAGTTCCAATAACAATAAATGGTGTACTAGTTGTAGTTCCTGTGGTTATCAGGTTTTGGTGCAGTGTAACTCTATCCTGGTTTCCACCAGCGTTTGTTGAGTTGATGGATGTAATTGCATATCCACGAAGAAGTCCAAATGTACCTTGTCCAGTATTTGCAGTAAATGAAATTACGTTTGCATCACTGTTAGAAGTTGCAAGTCTAAAATTGTTCCCACTTACTTGACGGATGTAATATCTTCCACCATTAGTGATACCCGAAGGTAACGTAGTTCCAGTAGGAGAAACAGCAGCAACTACCTGACCATTTGAGAAACCATGGTTAGGTATAGTAATAATATTATTGGATGGTATATTTCCACCAGCACCACATCTAACAAATTTTGAGTTAAGTGAGCTTATATAATCCCATGGGTCTACGCTCATGGTATTCGAGTTTCCATCACCAGCAGTGTAAGCGCCAATAGGATCGAAGGATTCTGCTTGCTCCTCGATTTCGTCAATATCAACGGCAGTAGAATCAATATCTAAACTCGTTGTTCCAAGTGTATTGACTAGATAAAACTCGGATCCATCTTTGAATCCTGATGGATTATGAGTTGTAACTGTAATTGATGTTCCGATACCAACAATTTCCGAATAATTAATCTGGGAACTAGCGTAAAATCTACCAGGAATAATTGTTGAATATGGTGTCTTTACGTTTCCAGAACTACTAGCAACAGCTCTTCCACTAATAATAAAGTTATCACCGTCAGGAACAGAAGTAACAATATAACTACCTTCCAGTGCCGTTTGCGATAAACCTCTTACGTCAACTGGTGTTCCAACTGTTTGACCGTGAGAAGGTGCTGTAACAGTAATAGTACGGCTTCCATCTACAACGTTAATTGCGGTAACTGCAAGTGGAGTATCACCAGTTTTTGAGTAGAATCCTGGGATATTATTAACAAGTTCTAATGTTTCCCATTTTGTATACTGGAGACCATATTCAAAGTCGGTATCAATCAGGGTTTCACCCTGAGAAACTCTGATCTTTGAAACAGGGTCAATGAAGGTCTGACTTGGTTTAAATGCAACCGCTTCCTCCTCAACAAAAATCTGCAATATGTCGGTATCGACCATTGCATTACAATCATAATTTAGAACAACAGTTGTTTTATCAGTCGTACTATTATAACTGTAAGAAGTTGCTCTAAGATTTGGATCAGCAAAATTGTAAATGATAATATTATCAGTTACGTTGGTAATAAGAAGCAGTTTTTCCCTAGACCAGTTACCATCAATAGCAACAGTATCTGTTCCAGCGGAAAACGTATATTTGTGCAGCAATCTTTTTGCCATTAGTAGAACTTCTCCAGTCTTGTAGAATATTTATATTGATTGATCAAATGCCTAATGCTATTGATAATGCAGTTACTGTACTCAATTGAGCAGTAGGAATTCCCCCTTGGGTAGACCCATCATGAACGACTAAAACTTTCGCTTGAGTATCGTATGTAACTTCTCCCTCAGCACCAGTGAATAAAGCGTGCTCCGCAGTAGTACCTCTTCTTAATTGTACTTGCTTAGCCATGATAGATTGTGCCTTTTTAAGTCTAAATTTATTTATGTATTTAACTATGTTATAATTAAAAGAAAGAGTGTATCCATAATAATGAAGAGCATTTTAATTTCTGGTCCTTGTGGAGATATGGTTCACACTGGATATTCACAAAGTATTGTTGAAAATATTTTATATCTCGTTTCCAACAAGTACAATTGCTCTATTGCATATGTACCAATGTTAGAAACTTATATTCATAATGGCAGAATACAAGTAGTTAAATATGCCCAAAAAATAAATGCAACTCATATTATTTGGGTTGATAGTGATATGTCTTTTCCATCACATTCGTTTTACCAACTTTTAAATCATGAATTAGATTTTGTTGGTGTGAATTATTCAACAAGAAGAAGTCCACATAGATTTACTGCTGCAAATTTCAATGAGTACTTAAATGGATTTGAACCAATACCAACAACAAGAAGATCATATGGATTAGAGAGTGTCGATGGTATTGGATTTGGATTATGCCTAACGGCAACCAGTTTGTTTGACAAATTAGAAAAACCTTGGTTTAAATATACTTATCTGGAAAAAGAAGAAGAATATCGTGGAGAAGACTATCAATTTTGTATGGATATTAAATCACATGCAAAAGTATATGTGGATCATGATTTATCCAAAGAAGTCTCTCACATTGGAAAAATAGGATACAATTATAAATGCCCCCTTATACCCGATCCAAACTCATAGATTAGGAACTTCTGGCCAAGTTACATTATCTGGAAATCCTTCTTGTTGTGGTACATCTAAAAGTGCTTGACGATAGTCGAGCACTTTTTGCTGTTGATCTGCACTCAATAATGACCATCTAATAGCAGTGTATTTGTCAACGTGTACTTTAAGTCTCCCATCTCTGTTTCTTCTTACTCTAAGACACCTTTCATCAAAAGAAACTTCTACCTGTGGTATTTCCCAATCAGTCCCACTCCACTTCCACCCAATTGCTCCATCATGTCTAGGTGCTAATTCTTCACCTTCTGGGAGATTAATACCTTCAAGAGAATCGGTAAGTGAAACATTCTTAACTATTTTTGTATTTGAGTCTAGTATGCAAATTTTCATTTTTTTATCCTGCTGTAAATTCTAGAACAAAAATTACACCGCCAGCCCCAGCACCACCGACATTACCTGTTGTAGTATCATGAGTCGCAGCACCGCCTCCACCACTTCCGTATGCATGTCCAGCATCTCCTGGATCTGATCCAGAGCCAGCAGCAACACCTCCGCCACCACCTGATCCCCAGAATGACCCACCACCAGTACCGCCCTGGGCGATCTCAGCAACGTCAGCAGTTGCGGCACCATCTCCATCTCCACCTGTAATATTAATGTTTCCACCACTTGCCGTTCCACCAACTGTTGCTGGGTGTACAGCGTTTCCTGATGTTGGTGTACCTTGACCAGCAGCACCACCATTAGCAGTTAATGCAGTTCCAGTTCCTGCGGGTGTAAAAGATGTAGAACCACCAGTGGTAGAATCTCCACCAGTGTTGGACCCACCAGCAGTTCCTGCACCAATAGTATAAGTTGCAGATGCACCCATTTCGGCAGCATTATAAACTCTGATAGCAGTTCCGCCAGCAGCACCACCAGATCCACCAGAAGCAGATCCAGTGTCAGTACCATCTGCTCCACCACCTCCCGCACCAGCTCCTGTGGCAATGACAAGAGCAGTGAGTAAGTTTGCTGGTGGTGTATAAGTTGCAGAAGTACCAGATGTCAAAGTTTGAATTGATGATGTAATGCTTGTAAAGCTTAAATTACCCTCACCATCCGTTTTTAGTACTTGATTAGCACTACCATCTGTGGTTGGGAATGTGAATCCATCTCCGTCTGGATTTACCCTAATAGATCCACCAGCACCAATCGTAACTACTGCTAAACTGTTGTATGCCAGTGCCAAAGGTGTAGCACCCACAGAACCAAATGCTGAACGAGTAAGCTGACCTTCAATAAAACAAGCTGCACCGTCTGTTCTATCTAACACCAATAGTGCGTTTGCACCAGTGTTTTCTATTTCTACTTGGTATGCTGGACTATCAGTTCCAATACCAATTCTATTATTTGCAGCATTAACAAAAAGTGTGTTTGCATCAACTGCAAGATTTGCATCAACTTCAAGATTTCCTGTTACATTTACATTATCTTGGAATGTAGAAACACCAGTTACATTTAATTGATCAAGTGTTGCACCATAAGTTACATCTAGTCCGCCAATCACACTCAACCCTTGATTAGCACTTACAGATCCACCAAAGGTTGAAATACCACTAACCGTTAATCCAATGGCAACTACGTCTTTGTTTATAATATGTTGAGTAGCGGCAACACCAACGAGTTCATGACCACCTTTTGTGGTTCCGTCATGAACTCTCAAAGTATTATTTGTAGTATCGACAGTAACTTCTGCAACGGCACCAGTAAATCCAGCACCTACTGCAATATGATCTTCTGATGAACCTCTTCTAAACTGTACTTCTTTTGTCATAATTTAATTCGTATTAAAAGATTATGCCCAATTTCCAACGGAAACGTCTGATCCAGCTGCTCCGAGTACGTGAACTTTTAAGTATGCACCAGCACGAATTGTAGATGTACCACCAGGGGCAGCACTAAACCCAATGGTTGGAATGAAAGTTCCAACAGCAGTAACATCAAAAGTACCTTTCACTGCATATACTACGTTTTGTGCTGATGTAATGTTACCAGTGATATTAGTTGTAGAAGTATTTTCAATATATTGGGAACCAGTGGCATAAGCACCAGTAGTTTCAATAGCACGCAATACATGATAATAAACACGGGTAAAAGTTGCTGTTCCAGTAATAGCAGTTCGCTCAACATGTGAAGTGGTTCCTGTTGTTCCCAGTGCAAATAAACCTTCAAATTCATATGTACCAGTTGCTGGAATAGTGAGTGCTAGATCTAACCAATTTTGGTTAGCAGTGCTGTTAGCCAGAGTTATGCTTGTTCCATTTCTATAATAATATTGTGTAGGAACAATAGCGCGGGCAGAAGAAGGAGATGCATAAAGAACTAAACCATCATATTCAATTGCTCCTGCTTCTGGTGTTGTGAGAACTACACCAGGATCAAATTTGAGAGGAGATGTATTTGCACTTGCAGTTCCAGCAGCAAGATGCAATAATGCTGTTGATACAGTAGTTCCTATTCCAGCAGAAGATAGATATGAACCATTCCCAACTTGAAGTCCTTGATTAGCAGTTCCAGTTGAAGTTCCAGTTCCGATCAGAACGGTTGATGTTGAAGTGAATGTGGAGAGACCAGTTGCAGTTAAATTATCAACTCTTAAATTAGTTACTTCGGAAGTCGCTAAGGTACTAATGCCACTAGACCTAATATCAGTGAAAGAAGAATCAACGGATGTTAGATTTGTAATAGTTCCAACGCCAGAATTGACAAACTGACCTTGGAATGTTGTAGCAGTTGCAATACCAGAAACACTTAACTCGTTGGCAAATAAAGTTGATTGAGCAGTTGCTACGCCAACAAAAGTGGAAACACCAGCAACACTTAACTGAGAAGCAACAATGTCTTTATTTGTAATTCTCTGCTCTGAGTTAATATTTACATGTTCATATCCACCAAGGGTACTTCCATCCTGAACTACAACCGTCCACCTATCGGTGTTTACAGTAATTTCACCTTGCTGACCATTGAATGAAGCATGTTGTGCAGTGTTTCCTCTTCTCTGCTGAACACCTTTCGTCATTTATCTAACATTAGTTTTACTTTAAGTTATTTATTCATGTTGTACTCGGTGCTCAATCAAGAAGTTCTCATGATAAAAGCAAGAGCGTAATACTTAGGTCTATTTTCATGATAATCATTACCACCAGTAGACTCTGTTGCGTCAGTTTTGCTAGATGCTGTTCTACTACCAGCTCCGATAGTAAATTCACTACCTTCTTCAACAATGTCATTAAGATGGTTGTGACTGTGAGCAGGCATTTCAGCAATGGTTAACTGGTGGGCAGTTTCTCCTCCAGTATTACCAGGAGCATATACTCCACTAATTACACCAGTATCAGCATTAAATGTTTCACCAGTACCAGCATCATCACTAGCACCAACAATGAATCTAGATGTTAAATTTGGTGTACCATTTGATCCATTGCATAAATTCCAACCAGTAGGAATAGTGGCAATAGTTCCTGACCACATAATAATTCCACCAATTGGAATAGTTCCATTCCCATAAAAAGTTGTAGCCGTTACAACACCAACAGATAATTCATTTGTACTTGGGTTATAACTTAAATCAGAATCAACTCTAACGACACTATTTCCAGTTGTAGTGTCCGCAAAAGCAACGTATCTAGGAGCGTCTTGTGCATCCAAATTGATTCCGACAGATGTTGCAGATCCAACGTTTGCATCGGATGCATTAATCCATTTAGTTATGGATCCATCAGAAGATAAGATTTGTCCAGAAGATCCGAAGGTATCAAATCCATCATAAAGTTTAGTTTCAATACGAAGAGAATTACACGTTAAAATACCACATGTTAAGATACCAGTAACATTTAATCTGGATGAAAACGTAGATACACCACTTACACTTAATCCGACTGCAATAATATCCTTATTAGTAAGTCTTTGGTTTGAATTTAAATTTACATGTTCAAATCCACCAGGAGTTGATCCGTCATGAACAACAAGAGAATCTTTATCAGTATTAACAGTTACTTCTCCCTCAGCACCCGTAAATGTAGAATGCTGTGCCGTTGTACCCCTACGTAATTTTACAGTCGTACTCATTTATTGATAGACCTTTTTTGTATTTATTAAGAAGTTCTCATGATAAAAGCAAGAGCATAGTATGATGGTCTGTTCTCGTGGTAATTATTTCCACCAGTGCTTCCAGAATTCCGAGTAGAAGTATTATCATTATCACCAGATCCACTACCTGCCTGGTCTTGACCACTAGAATTAACATTATATTGCTCAGTGTGAGTATGTGCCGCTAATTCAGCAACAGTTAGTTTGTGAGCAATAGAACCGCCAGTGGAATTAACTCCAACATAAGATTGACCACCTGTGAATGTTGTAGCTCCTGTTGTTGCGTTAAATCCCCAAACACTTAAAGTATCACTTCCAGCACCAGCAATAAACCTATTTCTCAAATCTGGTGTTCCGTTAGAACCATCACAAAGTGACCATCCAATTGGAATATTTACAATAGTTCCTGACCACATAATAATTCCACCAATTGGAATAGTTCCATTCCCATAAAAAGTTGTTGCTGTTGCAGACTGACCGACAGATACATTTGTGGCGGTAACAATTCCAGAAATATTTACATCTCCACTAAAATCGCTATTACTACCAGTAAGATCATTCAGTTGAGAAATCTTAGACTCAGTAAGAGTAACTGTACCAATACCAATTTCATTAGTATCACCATTGATAGAAATAGTTCCTGTACCAACAGTTAAGATACCAGTAATTCTAGCATCACCATTGACTATTAGTGTTGTTGTCCCACCACCAACTATTAATCCACCGTCAGTAATTCTAACTCCGCTTCTGGCTGTTATAACGCCAATTGAATCTACATTAGTTACATCTTCATAAGTAAGAGTTCCACCAATTGATATGTTACTGACTATTAATGTATTAGTTGATGTATCGTATGTTAAATCTGAATTAGTACTAGAAGCAGTCATCGTGCCACTAGTTTGACTTGTAAGAACGATTCTTTGTGATCCAGAAGAAGAACTTAGAGTGGAACCTGTATTAGTAAGATTAGATCCATCCCCAACAAAACTTGTAGCACTAATAATACCAGTTGAAGAATAAAATGTAATTCCAGTTCCAACTTCAACATTATTACTAAATGTAGAAACCCCGCTCACAGTCAGATGAGTTGCAGAAATATCTTTATTAGTAAGTCTCTGAATTGAATTTAAATTTACATGCTCAATTCCACCGACAGTGAATGCATCATGAACAACTAGACAATCTTTATCAGTATTAACAGTTACTTCCCCCTCAGCCCCAGCAAAAACCGCATGTTCTGCTGTGGTTCCACGTCTAAATTTTAAAACCCTTGTCATTTACAAACAAGCCTACTTTTTGATATTTATGGTATTATATGATGGTAACGAATACGAATGGAGCTCTGTATGGATTGGAAACTCCAATGCCAGCACCACTAATAACGATTGTTCCAATACCTGTATATCCAGCAGGAGCATATGCTTCGGATCCAATACCAGTAATAATAATGTCAGAAGGAACAATTGGTGGTTTTGCACCATATGCTTCTGCGGCACCAGTAATTGCAAATATCGTTCCAATGCCAGGATAGTTTGGAACATAGTGGGAAGTTGCAATGCCACTAACATCAATTGTGCCCGATCCAATGTATGCTGGATTAAAGAATACTGGACTTGCAGTTCCACCAATACTGATGGTTCCAACTCCACTATAAGTTTGTAGAGTGCTAAATCTCTCCGAACCAACACCAGAAATAGTAATATCAACTGTTCTGTCTGGTGGATTCCAACCAACAACTTCGGCAGATCCAGTGATAGCTGAGAACTGACCAGTTCCAACTCCAATATGTGTTGCTGGTGTTTTTGCTTCCTGAGCAGATCCAGATATCGTAATTGTTCCGATACCAGGATAATTTGGAGTGTAGAAGACTGGATTTGCGCTTCCACCAATGCCAATGGCACCAGATCCCTCATAAAGTGTTTCAGTATCAAATCTGACGGAAGCAGAACCAGAGATTTCAATAACACCATCAAATGGATATTGAGTTCCATCATCGAAGACATATCCATAATCATCATATATTACAATGTCAGATAGAACACCATGATCTTCATAAGTTGCAGGATCTATTATGAATCCATTATCTTCTGAAATTAATGCATTAATCGAAGTCTCATTGTAAATATAAGTTCTGGACTCTAATCCATTATCACTAGTAAATACTGTTCCAGTACCGACATAGGTTGTTGGTACAAATACTTCTCCTGCACGACCAAATAGTTCTATTACACCACCTGTTGGAGATGGGATATTAGACGTAACATCAGCAAAGAGACCAATATCAATTTGACCGCTACCAACATGAGAGAATGATCTCCTCTCATCAGTAGCGAATCCAGAAACATTAACTGTTCCAATACCAACTTCGGTGTAATCTGCTTCAACAGCAGTTAGAGCATCACCAGAAATCGTGACATCGACAGTTTGATCTGGTGGATTCCAACCGACAGAATCAGCAGTACCACTGAATATGCCAATGGTTCCAGAACCTTCATGAGCAAATGTAAGTTGAGGATTAGTAAATCCACCAGAAATTCTGATGGTGCCATAAGGTAGTGTAGTTGCATCAATTGTAAGTACACCATAATCTATGCCATCTTCTGTTGGCAGTGAAGCGATGCTTCCACCTTCTATCTCAGCAACATCTGGAGAATCAGATATGAGACCATTATCCTGAGATTCAAATGTAAGTGATGCAGAATCTATGTTGTAACTATAAGTTCTACGCTCTACTAATGTTCCATCAATGAAAATTGTTCCGATTCCTGGATCAGGAGTGTACTCTGCTTCAACAGCAGTTAGAGCATCACCAGAAATGGTAATATCGACAGTTTGATCTGGTGGATTCCAACCAACAACCTCAGCAGTACCACTAAAGATACCAATTGTTCCAGAACCTTCATGGGCAAATATTACTTGCTCGTCAGTAATACCACCAGAAATGATGATTGTTCCAAATGGTTGCGTAGTCTCTGGTGTTAGGAAGAGACTACCATAATCATCATAAGAAGTTAATCCAGCACCAATATAAGATCCATAGTCATCCGATGATGTTACACTATCGGCAACAGAACCATAATCCTCTGGGGAATCAACGATAGCAATAGATTCAATGCCATAGGAGTAACCTCTGGATTCTGCCTTAGATCCGAAGGCACTAAATTCACCAGATCCAACATAAGTTTGTGGTACAAATGCTTCTGCACCAGTTCCACTAAACGTTCCTAGTAGGGTCTCATCATCAGCAGCAGTTACCCTTTCAACAGCCGATGCTTCACCACTGATTGTAATCTGACCAGTTGCTTCATGAGCAAATGTAAGCTGAGGATTAGTAAATCCACCAGAAATAATAATTTCACCGTAAGGATAAACAGGAGGACTCTGAACAATACCTAAGTCATCATAGATAACTGGTGTTGTGATTGAACCCAAGTCCTCATACGATGGACTATCAGTTATGAGACCATAATCTTCATAACCACCAAAGACATCAATCGATTCTAGGTTGTAATCATAAGTTCTAGATTCAGATGCTCCACTGAATATACCAATAGCACCAGATCCAACATAAGAACTTACCTCAGCATATTGATTACCACCACTGAATGTACCTAGTAGAGTCTTATCTTCTTCTACCTTAGTGATTGCTTCAAATGTGGCGGCACCAGAGATAACGATTTCGCCAGATCCAGAATGGACTTGTGGTTGAATAGTTTCAACTTCAGCAGTACCAGAAATTCTGATCGTACCAAATGGTGTTAATGTCTCTTGTGTAGAGAACAGATTACCATGATCAACATAAGAAGTTAATCCAGCGCCAATATAAGATCCATAGTCATCCGATGATGTTACACTATCGGCAACAGAACCATAATCCTCTGGTGATTCGATGACTTGGATCGATCCAAGGTTGTATGAATAACCTCTGGATTCTGCCTTAGATCCGAAGGCACTGAATGATCCAGATCCAGTATAAACACCTTCCTGGAATGATTCAGAACCAGTTCCACTAAACGTTCCTAGTAGGGTCTCATCATCAGCAGCAGTTACCCTTTCAACAGCCGATGCTTCACCAGAAATAACGATTTCACCAGAAGCCTCATAAGAGAATGATCTTTGTTCATCACTGGCACCAGAGATAACAGCGGTTCCATAAGGATAAACAGGAGGACTCTGAACAATACCTAAGTCATCATAGACAACTGGTGTTGTGATTGAACCCAGATCTTCGTAAGTAACAGAAGATGCTATTGAACCATAGTCCTCATATCCACCAAAGACATCGATGGAATCAATACTATAAACATAGGATATAGATTCCGCTGCTCCACTGAATATACCAATAGCACCAGATCCAACATAAGAACTTACCTCAGCATATTGATTACCACCACTAAATGTTCCCAGTAAGGTCTCATCATCAGCAAATGTTATCTTCTCAAATGTGGCAGCACCAGAAATAACAATTTCGCCAGAAGTTTCATAAGAGAATGATCCCTGCTCACTAATGGCACCAGAAATAACGATAGTTCCATAAGGATATCCACCACCAACAATATATCCATAATCTTGTGTAGGACTTGTTGTTGATAGAGATAGTATTCCATAATCCAGAGATGTAGTTGCTGCTACACCAACAGATCCATAATCTTGTGTTGCACCACCGAATAGTACGGAGTCAATATTGTAATCATAAGTTCTAGATTCAGATGCTCCACTGAATACGCCAATGTTTCCAGAACCAACATAAACATTGACATCCGAATATTGATTACCACCACTAAATGTTCCTAGCAGAGTCTTATCTTCTTCTACCTTAGTGATTGCTTCAAATGTGGCGGCACCAGAGATAACGATTTCGCCAGATCCACTATGAATCTGAGGTTGAACAGTTTCAACTTCGGCAGTACCAGAGATAACAATGCTACCAAATGGAATTAGAGTCTCTTGTGTGGAGAATATGTCACCATAATCGGCATAAGAAGTTAATCCAGCACCGATGTAAGATCCATAATCCTCAGATGAGGATACTGCATCGGCAACAGAACCATAATCCTCTGGTGAGTCAATGACTTGGATCGATCCAAGACCATAAGAGTAACCTCTGGATTCTGCCTTAGATCCAAAAGCACTGAATGATCCAGATCCAGTATAAGTTTGTGGTACAAATGCTTCTGCACCAGTTCCACTAAACGTTCCTAGTAGGGTCTCATCATCAGCAGCAGTTCTCTTCTCAACTGCCGACGCTTCACCAGAGATAACGATTTCACCAGAAGCCTCATAAGAGAATGATCCCTGCTCACTAATGGCACCAGAGATAACAACGGTTCCATAAGGATAAACAGGAGGACTCTGAACAATACCTAAGTCGTCATAGACAACTGGTGTTGTGATTGAACCCAAGTCCTCATAAGATGGGCTGTCGGTTATCAGACCATAATCTTCATATCCACCAAAGACATCGATGGAATCAATACTATAAACATAGGATATAGACTCGGCTGCTCCACTGAATACGCCAATGTTTCCAGAACCAATATAAACTTTCTTATAAGAATCCCCCTCACCGCCACTGAATGTTCCCAGTAGAGTCTCATTATCAGCAAATGTTGCTTTCTCAATAAATGCTGTTACTGCACCACCACCACTGATGGTTATTTCACCAGATCCATTATGAATCTGAGGTTGAACAGTTTCAATCTCAGCAGATCCAGAAAGACTAATAGTACCAAATGGATTTAAAGTCTCTTCTGTTGAGAATATATTCCCATAATCAGAATATGCATTTAATGGTTCATTGAGATATGATCCATAATCATCGGAAGATAGAACAGAATCGGCAACTGAACCATAATCTTCTGGTGATTCAATGACTTGAATAGAACCAAGATTGTATGAATATCCTCGACTTTCAACCTTAGATCCAAATTTACTAAATGATCCAGATCCAGTATAAACTTGTGGAATAAATGACTCAGCACCAGTACCACTGAGAGTTCCTAGTAAAGTCTCATTATCAGCAAATGTTGCCTTCTCAAATATTGCCTCTGCACCACCACCACTAATTGTGATTGTACCGATACCAACATGAATCTGAGGTTGAACCGTTTCAATGGTCGCAAATCCAGAAAGTCTAATGGCACCGAATGGATCATTAATTTCAACTAATGTTCCATAATCACCAAAAAATCCTAGTGTATCTAAGAGAATACCGTAGTTATCAGTTGCTGTTACAGAATCCGCAACTGATCCATAATCTTCTGGTTCTTGTGTAATAACTTTTGATTCTAAGTTATATGATGCCGCTCTTGACTCTGCAAGCGTATCACCAAACCTTAGAGATCCTTCTGTTCCACTATCGAAAATATCTGTTATTAATCCAAAATCTTCATGGTCGGTGTTCGCTGATGTTACCAGACCATGATCGGTTGTTGCGACTCCAACGGAGTCTGTTGTTACTCCCCAACTTTCTCTTAATAGTATATTGGGGTATATAAAAATCTTCAAGTCACTCATCGTACTGTACCTGAAGATAGATATGGAGATGTAATCCTTTCGGATCCATTATCTAATTCAAATACCGTACCAAAACCAATCCAAGTTAAAACAATACCACAATAAATGATCTCACAAGTATTGAGATCTTCATGTGGTACAAATGGAGATATTTTTACAACAGTTATAGATTCTCCACCAATTTTCATACCAGATTTTTCAGTTTCTGGATCTGGTACTCCACCAACAGCAATAAAACAGGTTTTAGGAGTTGTATCTGGTTCTAGGGTTCCACGATCAATAAGAATATCGGGAGGTACAGCAATACTACCACAATCACCAAGAGATTGATCTTCGTTAGGATTCGATTGATTTCTCTCTTCTTTTTCCATTCAGACGACCCTAAATCTAGTTAAAAGGGGAGTGCAAAGCATCTCCCCCCAAGTAAACACATTTTATATATGGTTAAAAATCACTCAAGTGATACGTTCAGGGTTACCTTGATTTGGTCACCAGGGTTTTGAATGTTGTATGGACCATTTGTGAATCTTTCAGAGTAGAAGATGCTGCTATGAAGAGTAGCATCACCATAACCATCAATCGCAGGAGTTGTAGTGAATGTTCTATAATCAACTACAGTATGAACTGTATATACATCTGCGGTTGTAGTGGCGTTTGATGAACCACGTGCGATGTAAATTACGTCACCTTGTGCAAGTCCATGACTGTGTGCTGCACCAACCTCTACCTTGGAGAAGTTAAACTCAACAGTAGAACCAGTTGCAACCTGAATGTTTGCTTCCAGTGCATTATCAACGAAGATCTGCTTGGTTTGTCTGTCAACACCAACAACCTTAGAAGCAGTGGTAATACCTACACTTGCTCCACCAGTTGTGATGTGAGAAACACCCATTCCAACAGTGATGTCATCAACTGTTACGTTTGGATCGATTGTGAAATAAGAATTTCCAACAACACCAATAGTTGGGTTTGTATTGTTACCCTTACTAATTGTAGTGCCGATTCCTACTGTTGCAGCATTCTTAACACCATGAATCTCAACAGGCATGTTGTTTGCTCTTGCCAGGAAGTATCCGTAGATATTTCCTGCATTAGTGCCAGCAGAAGTGCTACCAGTGAATGTAAATGTCTGCTCTGGATATGATGCAGTTGTACCTGCACCAGTTGTTTCTGTGGTTGCAGTACCAGATCTGCTGAGGGTCCAGCGAGAACCATTCAAAAGAATACCAAAATTATTGATGTATTGCTGGTCTGGTCTGTTGTTTACGCAAGCTGGATATCCAGTAATTGAAGTATATCCATATGTATTAGTATTTCCAGCACCAAGGGGCTCGTAGTACTTGCCACCATTTGCTCCATCATTATTTGGAACATCGCTGTCTGCTGGTGTAGTGTTATCACTATACAGTTTCAGAATAAGATTTCTTGGTGCGGCTTCTCTTAATTCGGGGATATGATTATTTGCGCCGACAAGATATCTTAAGGATTCAACCTCACCAATTTGTGGAACGATTAGTGCCATTTAAAAATTCCTCGTGCTTTTCTATCTTATTGAGTATTTATCAAAGATTTAATTTAAGAGCAATAACAAATCTAGTAATATTTATAGAATATACGACTTCAAACTGGAAGATGTCGCCAGCAATAACACTAGTAGTCCAACCACTCAAACTATCATCAAAATATTTATCACCGTTTGTTATCTGAGGGTAACTTGACCCAACAATAGACGTAAATGTTGGATAAGTGCTGTAAGTTGATTTCTTAATATCAACCCGCAAACTACCAGTTTGATCGGAAAGAAGCGTAACATCTGCTATCGCCCCACTCACATCAAGAGTCAAAGATCCTTTGTTTCCAGGAGTCATAGCAAGTGATCCACTATCAACAACCATATTAATGGTTCTTGTTAGATCAGCAGTTGTGACAAGAGCATTGATCCAAACATCATCACCAGCAGAAGGTGCTGTTGTAAAGATGATGGAAGTTCCAGATACCGTATAATCTACGGATGGTTCTAATATTACATCATTTTGACTTACGATTAACTGCTGATCATTAATTGGTTGATATGCAGTTCCATTATCATATAATGTAAAAGTCTGCGCTACACCAGTAAATCCACCAGAAATATCATCAAGTATAATGTTATTATACTGCTGTGCTTTTGATGGTATTTCGTAGTTAACACCAAGTCTATAATTTGCAGGTGGTGTTAGTACAACTCTTTGTGATGGTGTATTAACTCTTACCTTATAATTATTACTCATAGAGTAACTCCTGGGGTAACTAATACACTACCCTGAACAACACGTGTTGCTAAATCATTTCCAGAAGTAATTACAACATCATAAACATACCTCCCCTCTTTGAGGGTAGAGGTACTTGCTCTTGGCATTGCAAGTTTAATAATTCCAGCAAGTCTGTTTACAAAAGTTACAGTAAAAGCAGTGCTAATACTTGCACCATAATGCTTCCTGAGAACACTAGCCGCATTATATCCAGTTAAATTGAGAGGAGTTTCATTATCATCATTTGTGATAGTAAACTCAACTTCAAAGTCTGCTCCCTGCTCAATTGTTAAATTTAAACTTATTGCAGCCATTTAAAATACTTATTTCTCGATAACTTTATTTATCAGGTGGCGTTATTCCTTCTTGGGCGATATGCAAACAAGTTAGTTGGAGGATCAGGTTTCATCCATGCTTTTATTTTTTCATATCTCTGCATACTAAAAAACTCCTGTGAGAAGTACCATTCTTCCCAAGGAGTATGTCCTTTATCTTGATTACAATTGTGGCAGGCACAAACAACATTCTTTGTGAAGTCAGCACCACCCTTTGAACGAGGAACAACGTGGTCTAATGTGAGGTTCTCATTAGCACCACAATATGCACACTCTAAATCCCATTCTTCCTTTATCTTTTGCCTCCATAATCTTTTCGCTTCGGCGGAACTAGTTGTTTGGAGGTTGAAGACATAGGCTTGGGGATTGTTGTAGAGTTGCATAAAAACATTACTGTTTCTATTATTTATTTCTTGGAATCCTCACATTTCTTTTTACATGCTCCCCGAGCCCATGCCCGTGCCATACTAGTCACGTGAGAACAAGGTTTTCCTTTCTCACCACAGTATGGACACTTGGCATCCTCTGGATCATTAGGGTACGAAAACTTCGGCATCGCTCTGATTTAATTGTTTTTGCTTTTTGACGCCACATGCCTCATCAAATTGTTCATATATTTCTTTCCAAGAACCAC